GCTGGGTGCTGGTGCTGCCGGGGCCGGAGATGTCATCGACCATGTTGCCCCGCTGGGTGACCACGCCGTACAGAGGCAGCACGGCAATGCCAGAACCCGCATTGGCCGCAGCCATCTGTTTGCGGGTATCGCGCAGCACCCGCTCCGACTGGATCTGGAACATGGTCTCATCAGTTGGAGGCTCGCCCGCCGACCAGCGGGTCAAGACCCCGGCCATGGCCTGCAGACGCTCGGGCATCAGGGCCCACGGTGTGGTCAAAAATTCGGAGAGCAGAAGTTGTCTGTTCATTTGTGTATTCCCAATTGAATGAGGGACCGGGACAGCGCCGGTTCATCCTCGAGTGATGGAGCCCCCTGCGCCCAGTCCTCTACTACCGATGGAGGCAGGCTGAAGGTCTGGGCGATCAGGTTGATTTCGTTGGTGCCCAGAGCGCCTTTTTTGCAGATGCGACGGGCCAGTCGCTGGGCGTTGGACTCGACCAGATTTCGAAGACGCAGGCTCAGCTGCTGGTCCGGCTCGGGACTGGTATCGGTGTCGGAATCCTGAGATTCGATTTCCGCGCCATCGGCGTCCTCTGCGTCATCCTCTTCGACCATGTTCAGCGGCCGCAGCGGTTGATCGAGCCCTGCGATCGGGTTGAGGTTTTCTGAGATCCGGGCCTCGTTGCGAGTGAGCCAGCCGTTCTGGATGCCGCTTTGGTAGTAAGCCGAGCGGCTGGCCGCATCCCCTCGCATGAGATTGGCAAAGTCAAACTCGATCTCCAGGGCGTCTCCAGCCGGGAGCAGGTCAGATTCGATGGATGCTTCCCAGCGCTCTGCCCAGGGCGTCATGGTGTGCATGACGAATTCCAGGCTTTGCTGCTCGATGTTCGAGAAAGTCGCCCGGTCAAGGTCCGCAATCATGTGTGGCGGCACCCTGAACAATCGGGCGATGTCCGTGATCTGGAACTTGCGCAGCTCTAGAAACTGGGCGTCCTTGTTCGTGACACCCACCTCATGGAACTTCATGCCATTCTCAAGCACCAGGACTTTGCCCCGGTTCGAGCCAGACTGCGCCGCCTGGTAGGACTCCCTGAACACCCGCTTGGACTCCGGGTCCTTGAAGGTGCCTGGGAACTCTATCCAGCCTCCCGTGGGTTTGGCATCGTTGGAGAAGAACCGAGCCCCGTAGTCCTGCGCAGCCAGGGCCATGCCCAGGCTTTCTCGCGAGAGATCAATGGGGCTCAGACCTATCAGCCCATCCGAAGACAGGCCCCTCAGATGCCAGACTTCCCCACGAGGCAGGACGATCTCCGAGCCCGCCTGATCCCGGATGCGGTATCGGTAGTCACCCGAGGACAACAGCTCCATCCTCATCCGGTCAGGGTGAATCGGGATCAACTCGGTGATCTCTCCCCGGCTGTTGGCCAGGATCTGACAGAAAGCGTTACCCCTCAAGGCCAGATGACCCTGAAGCATTTCGCGCCACTCAAACGGGTTCTGGTACCGGTTGGGCTTCTTGCCCAGCAACTGGTAGAGCCAGTGGTCCGTCACCCGGTCCTTGCCGCCGTCCTTGCGGGGCCGATAGACCACCAGGGGGAGCGACGCCATGGTCTCAGAGAGGATGCGCACGCAAGCGTAAACCGCAGCCAGGCGCATGGCCGAATCGGCCGAGACACGCATGCCCGAGATGCTTCGAGCCGAGACCGGCTCGAAATAGAAGTCCCCCCAAGGTGAGCGATCACTCGTGGAAGCTCTGAAGCGGTCAAAGAAGCTAAAAAATCCCATGACGTCAGAGCACCATCAACTCGTAGTCGGATCCCAGCACCACCGATTCACCCGGTTTGATTGCCCGCGAAAGGGCCATGATCAGTGCAACGATGCCGTCTATCTTGTTTTCTGGTCTTTCCTTCCTTGGATAGATGTTGTCTTTGACGTCCGTGTGGGCGACCACGTTGCTCGCCATCCAGGCAAGGACCGGGTCACCGTCATGGACAAGCTTCTTTTGCAGGACCATGGCCTCGAGCGTCTTCATCGGCTCGCTGAAGTTCAGCACCGTGGGGCGCACCTCAATCATGGGCAGGCCCTCGGCCAGCATCCGTGTCGAGAGCTGCGTGGCCTGGAACGGGTCAAAAGCCACCGCCTGAATCTCAAAACGCGTAGCCATGTCCAGTAGGTCCGACTCGATCCAGCCAAAGTCGATCACGTTGCCCGGGGTAACGATGAGCCGCCCCGAAAGCATCCAGCCGCCGAACTGGCTGTTGCCTGCGCCGTTAACTGTGTCCTCGGGCAGGTAGTACTTACCAAAGGTCACGTAGGCGTCCGAAATCTCTGGATGCCTAAATACCGCTACCAGAGCGGCAATGTCCGTCTTACTGGCCAGGTCCAGGCCAATCCAGCAGGGCTGGCTTTCAAATTGCTCAATGAACAGACCCTGCTCGGTGCAGGCATCCCAGGAGCGCATGTCCATCCAGGCCGTGTCGGCGCTCACCCATTCATTAAGGTGTTTGGTCTTGAAGTTGTTCACGGCGCTTGGCAACTGCATCGCCTTTGCCTGCAGAGGACCGAGCACTTCGGATCTCACCGAAATGCCCCAGTTGGGGTTAGCCTTGACAAGCGAGTCTTCAGTCGTCCAGTCATCTCCATCGTCCAAGCCATAGATGATTCCGAACTGGGTGTCATCCTCGAACACGCCATCGAGCAGCTTGGTCACGAAGGAACGAACCTCGTAGCAGATGCCTGCGCGGTTGCTACCTGCAGTGGTAATCACCCACAAGAGAGAGTTGTCACGTTTGCCGGTACCGGTTTCCACCACGTCATAGACCGTGCGGGTTTTATGGGCGTGGAGTTCATCCACGCAGCCAAAGTGAATATTCAGACCATCAAGCGTGGAGCCTTCGGCCGAGAGCGCCTCAAACTTGGAGCCCGAGGCCATCACGTTCATGTTGTGCGCCCCGACACTCACCGAGAATCGGTTGCGAAACCCCGGGCTGCGGCGTGCCATGGTCTGGGCATCGCCAAAGACAATGCGGGCCTGGTCACGGGTGGTGGCCAACGAATACACTTCGGCACCACCCTCCCCATCGGCAGCCAGCATGTACAGGCCTACTGCAGACGACAAGGTGGACTTCGCATTGCCTCGTGGCACCTCAATGTAGGAGCGGCGAAAGCGACGCGTCCCATCGGCCTTGACCCATCCGAAAACCGTCGTGAGGATGAACACCTGCCACGGCTCCAATGTGATGGTCTCCCCGGCAAGCGGGCCCTTAACGTGCGGCAGCCGCTCAATGAACGCACACAAGTTGTCGGCCGGGTAGTAAGACTTACCGCTCTTGCTCGTGAGTTTGGGGTTGAAACGGTAGAGACTGTTCTTGCCCTTGTATTTTTTCAGATCGCTGAGTTGCCGCTGGCAAGCCGCCTTCACCCACTTGCAAGCCAAGATGTCACCGGCCAAGACTTTTTCTGCGTACATCTTGGCAATGTCCACATAACTATCTTGAGCCATTGAACCTACCCCACGATATCTGCCCAAGGATCCAGATCATCCTCAGCAGCCTCCATTGGCAGAGTGACTCTGGATCTCGATGCGGGCGTAAATCCCATCTCTGTAGCCGCTTTGGTCATGATTTGTGCCTGTTTATTTGCAATGGCCAAATATGGCGACTGCATCGGAACACCCGTGTTAGGAGCTTTCACGAGCAACCCTGTTTTTGCGATGCCTGCTTGTGCCTTTCGGTACAGGTCAGCGGCGCAAGCCCACACCTCAAGTACAGACATATCCAGTCGCCGGAGTAAATGAGGTGGTGCACACTCAAGTGCATACCTCCAAGCTGACTTAGCCCCTTCTGGCATGTAGTCGGGCGGGTCCACCAAGTCACCCGTCGGTTTGGGCTCTCTAAGGTTCGTGCGGCACTTTTGCAAGGTCCCTTTGATCTGCTTAACTTTGGTAGGGAGTGGTTTTCTTCCGGCCATCTTTGTTCCAATACGCACGCAAAGTGCCATCAATCTGTGTTGGCGCACATAAATCAGAAAATGATGTGTGCGGCAACACACAGAGCGCGGAAAGAGGGATATCCCCCCCTGTTTCAATTTGCACGCGCGAAAAATTAGGCAGGCGTACGCATCCTGGCGCCCAGGTTGCAGAGATTTGTACCCCCTACCCCCTTCCAGGGGACCTTTCCAGCGCACTTTTTCGGTTGTGGCAGGGAATGCAAAGCGACTGAAGGTTCGATTCCTCAAACCTCTCACCACCCGCCTTGATGGGTGTTCTGTGGTCAACCACCACCGCTGGTCGGATCAGCCCCTTGGTCTGGCATTGACCACAGAGGGGGTGTTCACGAAGATATGCAGAACGGACTGAACGCCACTGAGTCGATTTATAGAAATCAACTTCAGTATCAAACGCCCTGCGCCCTCGGCCATAGTCCTTGTGAACCGTTGACTGATGTGCTGTGCAATAGCCGGGTTCGGAAAGCACTTGAGCACAACCTGGATATCTGCAAGGAGTTGGTGCACTTCGAGGCATGGCATCAATGAGCAACACCCAAACGCTGTGTCTGGACCTCTTCAAATGATTGCCCCGTTGAAACCAACACCACGCTGGCCTCAGGGTAGTGCTGCAGAAAGCGCCGGATGGTGACATCCACGTACTGTGGTGAGATCTCCACTGCGCGACACAATCTACCTGTTCTTTCAGCTGCAAGAAGTGAGGTACCTGAACCGCAGAACGGTTCAAAAACCACATCTCCTTTGTCCGTATAGGTTTGCATCACCATCTCTGGTAGCGCCACAGGGAACACAGCCGGGTGGTCAATATCTTTGCCAATCTGACCTTTGTGCCGGGTCACCCGGATTACTGAATCAGGAATCTTGAACTCCTGGGTTGGCTGGCCTTGGGCAGACCAAGAGATGATCGAACCGTCCTTGGCTCGCATGGCCGTTCCGGTTCCATCAGCCTTCAAGTGCACGTCCTGACCTGCAAACTTGCAGGGAACGATCTTGTTGGGCTTGCGGCTTGCCTGGTTGAAGTGAAAGATGAATTCGAAGCTTGGCGCCAGTCGTCCAGCGAAATCTCCCGGCAATCCAGGCCCTTGATCCCACACATACCAAGCAAACCGTTTCCACCCGGTAGCCTGCATCCAAGCGATCCATTCATCCCAGTAGGGTTGAACTTCACCATCCCTATGCACCAGCCCGAGGTTGACTAGCAACTGAGCGCCGACACCCAGAGGAAGGTTTGAAAAAACTCCCTTCATGAGTTCATCCCAGTCCATCGCATCTCCGGTGTATTCACGCTGTGATGCATAGGGCGGAGAAGTGAAGCACAGTGTGGCCTCCTGTCCCTCCATGAGGGCGAGGATGATCTGGTGGTTTGTGGAATCACCACAAATTAAGCGGTGCCCCCCAACCCTCCACAGATCGCCAATCCTAGAGACTACTTTGACTGGTAGTTCTGTTGGGGACTCTTCATGGATGGATGGATCCTGAGGATCTGTAGAAGGTTCTTCAGCGTCCTGAACTAGGTAGCTCTTGAGTTCGGAATCATCAAATCCCGTCAACTCAAGATCGAATCCGGCTTCTTGAAGCTCTGCCAACTCAATACTCAAAAGATCGCTGTCCCAGCCTCCGCGTTCCGTGAGTTTGTTCTCTGCAAGAATGAATGCGCGCTTTTGGGTCTCACTCAAGTGGCTCAACTCGATCACAGGGACAGATGAAAGATCGAGCTTACGCGCGGCGAGGAGTCGTCCATGACCCGCAATCACCCCTTTATGTCCATCCACCAGAACGGGATTGTTAAACCCGAACTCGCGGATGCTGGCAGCAATTTGAACCACCTGCTCATCGCTATGAGTTCGTGCATTGCGGGCATATGGGATCAGTGAGTCAACGGATCGGTACTCGACTTGAAGTTCTGGCATGAATTGAACCGGCAATAAAAAACCCGCCCTGACATATGCAAAGGCGGGTTCGAAAAGGATAGATGCTGTTTGGAGTCTTGATCAGAGCATTTCTCGGCCCCACACAAATCGACTCACATTACTGAAAAATGTACCCGAAACAGGGGCTCCATGCACTATGTCTTTTGGGGCCTCAAATGGACTTTCAGACAATCCCGTGGACACAACCGCCTGGTCTCACGCTCTTTCCCTCATAGCGGGCATTGCTCATTTGAACGTTGAGATGGTAGGTAACCACTTCAATGCACCGATTCCATCTGCGTGAAGCCGTATTCCTGTCGCAAGCAAACCTACGACCGATCTGCTGCCATTCATATCGGTTTGCCCTCATCCAGATCATTTGTCTGGAAGGAACGTCCAGGCACTGGACCCACTTCATGACCTCCAGCATCTCAGTGATGTCCTGAGGTGAAGGTGGCAATTTCCGGTAAGTCCGTGACGTGTCTGGAAACTTGTCTATGGAGGGCAAGCCCAGCATCCCCCATGGATTGGGAAATCCGTATGGTCCGGCCCGAGGCAGACGTACCGCCGTAATGGCAGCCAGACGAAACCTCTCGGCGACCTGCTCCTCTGTCCATTCAGTTCTAGCGTACTTTTTTTCCATCGCTTCCTCCTTGATTACCGTAAAGGCGCTCACCGATCCGGCGAACGAACTCCCTCTCCATAAAGTCCAGCCGTTCATCGCTTTGGGCAATGACGAGGATTTGGTCATCCCTCCATCCGTTTCGTTTGACAGACTCGACATCCATGGTGGCTGGTTGAAACTTGCTCAACGGGCAGCGGTATGCACTTCCTGGCGTTTTCATTTCATTGCTCCTCACATGCTGTACCAGGCAAATGAATTTGCCGCCCACTCCAAATAGCAACCGCTTTGACCAAGTCACCGGGTTTGGCACCAATGGCAGAGGCGACAGCCTCGATGGCCCCGTAGTAACTCCTGGCACAAGCACCATCAATCAGTGCCATAACCTCGCCATTGCCGTTCAACTCATCGTCAAAGAGGACTTCCCACATTTGGCGCGCCTCATCAGCAACCTCGGTCCAGTGCCACTGAGTAAGTCCCTCGAAATACGATCGAATGCATTCACTTCCGGGTTTCATGCTGCCTCCGACGGATTGTTTGAGATGGCCCAAGCGAGCAACGCCAGAGCGTCTGCTTCGTTGTCATCGGCCGGTTGATGGCCATTCGCACGAACGGCAAGGATCATTTCTTCCTTGCTGGCATTTCCCTTGCCGGTGGCGTGCTTCTTGATCGTCCCCACCGGAACGCCCTGGTACGGGATCTGGTGGTGCTCGCACCAGGCGGACAATTGCCCCAGAAAACCGCCATACGCGTGGGCGGCATCAACGCCTGCATGTCGGCGAACTTCCTCAAAGACCACCTGGTCAATGCCGCTGCCAAACTGCTTGATCTCGGTCAGCCAACGTTTGAAGCGCAAAAACCGCATGCCTCCGCCCTCAAACCGCTGGGGCTTAAAGGATTGACTGCCACTGCTGGTCGTTCCATCACGACCGATCAGTGCCCAGCCCGTTTGTGTGCCCAGGTCCAAGGCGAGAATAGTTGTGCTCATCATTTTTCCTATTTCTTTCTTCTGTTCTGACACAGTCGACGCAGCACTTCGGAATCCTCATATCGCGCGCGTCACGCGCACGCGTAGAGAACTAACCCCTGTCTGTGTCGACTGCGTCAGTCGATGCGTCTATGTCCGTCAGTTATCTGTGTATGGGGTGTAAGCGGGGGACGCTGGCGCTTTGAGACCAATGCCCTGGAAGCCGCGAACACCAGACCCGTTACGCCACTTTTCAAACCCCCGAGTGATCAGAAGGTCTGAAAACCGACGCTGAGCGCCCACGTATTCGCCACAGGCATCAGCCCATTGCTTCCAGTCCGAGAAAAGTTCCACGGTCAGCGACTTGGCTGATGCCACGCGTACGCACTTCTCATCGAGCCAGCGTCCAAGAGCGTCTTCCGCCTCAAAGTACTCATCTGTGGCGTCCACAACCTGCTGTGGAGGATCAAGCCTGCCTAGACGTTGCCAGGCCAGACAACCCTCCAACGCCCATGCCAGTATTCCGTCCCGCTCGGCAAGCAGCTTTTGCTGCAAGTGCTTGTCCCGCTTTTCGGGCGGAACTGTTATCGTGAACGGGATCAGGTGAAGTCGCCGCTTCATGGCCTCGTCGATGTTGCGTATGGCTGGTTTGTGGTTTCCAGCCACGAACAATTTGAATTGTGGGAAAAATTCGAAAAAATCCTGGCGCATGAACCGCGCTGCTATCTTGTCGCCACCCGTCAGACTCTTGACCTTGGACTCCGCCCAACGACGGCCTTGCTCCGTCTCGATGGCAGCAACGAATCGCGCCCCTCGCAACCCGGCCATGTCGGTAGGGTGCCGATCTCCGCGTGCCTCCATGAACGTCTCCATCGGAGAGTTTGTGGCGTATTCCCCAAGAATGTCTGCCAAGGTATTCACAAAAACCGATTTGCCATTCGCACCCGTGCCGTACAAGAAAAACAAGGCGTGTTCTTGCGTGGAACCAGTCAGTGCATAACCAGCCATTCGTTGCATGTAGTCCTGCAAGCCCTGATCTCCACCGGTCACATCATGAAGAAATGTTCGCCATTGGGGACACTCCCCTCTGGGGGTGGATGTCGTGATCTTGGTCATCCGATCCGTACGCTCATGAGGGAGCAAGCGCCCGCTGCGCAAGTCGACTACGCCACCGGGGGTATTGATCAACCAGGGATCGGCATCCCACTCATCGGTGGTTGCGGCGTGACGCCGATCCGCTCGGGCCAGGCGTTCCACACCGCCCACGGTACTGGATGCAGCAAGCTTCGAGGCGATGCGAGGGTTGTGCGTGTTGAGAGAAGCATGGCGGCAGACATGGCGTATAAGGTCCGCTGCAGCCAGCGTATCTTCCGAGCGCCAGCGTTGGCCATCCCACACCAGCCATTTTCCCCATCCGGCTACGTAGCGCCAGTCCTTGTGATAGCGACGAGTGAAGGACAGCGCCAACCCATCATCACTTCCCCAGACAGCCTCCTCAGGACCGGACGCATTGGCCAGATCTTGCGAATCATCATCGACAAGATGCATCTGCATTCGTGGCCCGTTTGCGATGAATCCAGACAAGTCAAAGCCTTCGTCTCGGGCATCTGCTGCATCCCAGCCCTCAGGGCAATCTTCTGGTGGATAGAGGATGTGGCAGGTGCGAGCTCCTGCCTTCAGGATTGCTTGTGAGGCACGATCCACGTATTCCCAACCAGGCTTGTCCTTATCTGGCCAGATCAGTACAGCCCTGCCAGCCAACGGCGTCCAGTCGGTCTTGTCCACGGGTGCATTGGCACCATGCATGGCAGTGGTGGCGCAAACACCGCACTCGATCAGGGCTTGAGCTGACTTCTCACCCTCAACCAGAACAACCACATCCGAATGCAGCATGCCCGGTTGATTGAACAATGGCCTGGGCTCAGGTGGCGCCATTCGTCTGCGCTTTGCATCCCAAGGACGAAACTCCTTGCGTCCCCCCGGTGGGTCATACCGGTAAACCACCGCGAGCAGCTTGCCTTCAGAATCCAGATAGTCCCACTTGGCGGTTGCGGGTCCTAACTCATCCAGGTTGGCACTTTTAGACTCTTTTCTAACTGGGCGCGTTGACGCTTGCCCGCTCAGACGCCGCGCTTCTTGCAGGATCTTCCCAAAGTCGCGATGGACATCGAGCCCCATGTGCGCTGCTATCAAGTCGAAAATGTCACCCCCCTGCCCTGTGGCACGGTCTGTCCACAATCCTGCTTTCTCACCAGTCAGGACGATCTCCAGACTGTTCCCAGGACTGCCCAAGACATCTCCAATCAGGAAAACACCCTTGCGCGTTTTTCCCGCCGGAAATATGCCTCCCAAGACACCTTCAAGCTTTCCAAGAATCTGGGCTCGGACTTCATCCAGCGCAGCAGGCGTGGGGCCTTCGAGATTCTCATCATTTGCATTGAAATCAAGCATCAATACCTCCCGCGTTCGGATCCACCGATGCTTCTTTGAAATTCCCCTTGCGGTACTCCTGGGCCCACAGCGTGATCTCGCTGGTGCGGAACCGCACGAAACGAAGAAAGCAATAGTGAGGAATTCGATGCAGGCGACGCTGCGTTGGGTTCTTGAACCAGAAATAGGGCAACTTCAGAATTGACGACGCTGTCAGACCGTCAATCATGTTTTCTGAATTAAAGAAGGGCTCAGGATCCGGGCAGTGGGATCTTTCATAACTGTTCATACCTTGTTCCTCCAGCAACGGTCTTGCCAGGTGCACATACGGCATTCGAAATGGGTGGGGTCGTTGTAGGCCCTGGGAAGCAACTCTCCAGCTTTGGAAGCAGTGATGACTTTCACACCCCGGTCAGACATGCGCTGAGCAAGTGCAGCATCAAATGCCACAAGCTCGGTGTAAATCTCCATCGAGTCAGCGTTGATGGCTGTAAAGAAGGCAGGGTTCTCATGCAATTCCAGATATGCTTGGTAGATTGCTACTTGAGCGGCGTACACAGGCTTGGAAACGGCCAGCTTGTTTTTTTCCAAATCCCGCCAAGACTTGGAACCCAGGCACTTGTTCTCCCAAAGTGCGGGGTACTTGTATTCAGGTGGACCATCAACGATGACACCATCGACGTGCCCGCGCAGTTTGCCGTCAGCTACAGAAAATCCGAACTGTTCGCCATTGGCTTTGCGGGTGCGCAAATCGAATCCAGCTGCTCGTAGCCATTCGACCATGAGGTCTTCCATGTTGTGACCGCGCTCGAAAATTCGCAAAATTCTTCCACTCGTCTCACGACCGTGATCCACGGGAGCTTTCACGAATTCATATTGCAAGGCTCTTTCACATGAGACGCCCAGTCGAGACGCGCCCAGATACTCCCTGGGCTTTTGGCTGGTTCGTTCCTTGTGAAGGCCCGCATCGATCAGATGTTCGATCTGTCCGGAGACAGTCGAATTCGAATTGAAATCAATCACTTTGTATTCCTGTTCATTCGCCCTCTTAGGGCAAGTCATTTGTCATGTCTGCGAATGGATTGGTCATCGGATCTGCCATTTCAGGCAACCCTCGCACTGGAGGAAATTTGGTTCTTTCATGGTGTGCACACATGGCTTCGGTGTAGCCGGTGACAATGGCTTCGATCACCTGCAATGCCTCTTTCTGTGAATAGGCTCCGAGGGGCTTGTCGAATCCAATCTCGCCAGCAGCCTCTCCGAAGAACTTCAAGCATGCCTTCATCGCCTGGCTTTCAACCTCAGAGGGATCAACCATGTCGGCCTCCTTCGGGGAATAGCGCCCATCTCGAGCACTCACCCAATTGCCGTACATGGCATGAAAAGCTTTTTGACATCGCGATGAGCAAAACACC